TCAAAGGCGAGAAACAGCCCATTTGTATCCTCCATGAGAAAGCGGTCATAGCCCGGATAGAGAACAACCGTCTCCCCGTTCCGATGTAGAGGTTTCCATGTGTACTGAAGGCATGTGCAGAATGAAGATAGCGGCTATCCTAACGGAGCTGGCCTCTTTGTCTGCCTTGGTTTCAGACTCTGTGTTTCAAACAGCCGTGACCTCTGTCTTTGGACATGATGGACCAAAGATCATGGGAGTTCTCGCTATCGTTGGTATTCTTGCAGCCAAAACCCTCCACTGGTTAGACGATCAACCCCCAGATCCCCCTGCACAACATCCCATAGGAGAAATGTAATGAGCGTACTAGAGAAGTTCCTACTCTTCCTCAAACTCTTTGCGGTTCAATCCTTACCCTACTCTGTAGTCATAGGTAGTGTAACCGTAACAATAGCACTAACTCCAGCTCCAGCACCCGTTCCAGCTCCCCCCGCTGAATAAGAGAGGCACGATCATGGCTACAATTACGATTGAAGTTACTCAAGAAGACATCGACGAGGGCATACGTTCTCGTTCAGATGGTTGTGCCGTAGCACTAGCACTAAAGAGACGCCTTAATACCTACGATGTGTCAGTGAGTGCCCTGGGAATTATGATTTACGGACAGTCATATAGGGCTCCCGTTGGACTGGCGAACTTCGTTAGGGACTTTGACAAGGATAAATCCCTTGTCTTTCCAACAGAGTTCTTACTCGATATGTCTGCTCCGATAAAGTATCCTGTGTTTTCTGCTGTCGAGCTAGTTAGTGGTTAGCTCCCCTATCCCTAGTTTACCTGATATTTTTGGGGCAGTTCCACCTGTCCCCTTATATCTCCCACCGGGAGTTAATTATGCACAACGACCTATCTCCACTATTACTGATTTCATTATTCATCATAGTGCTGGCTCTCCTGATCAGACCCCTTTGGAGATTGATGCTGAACATCGGGCCAGGGGGATGGCTTTCATTGCGTACAACTGGATCATTACAAAGGACGGCACCCTATACCAAGGTCGCCCGATTGGATGGGTCTCTGCTGCCAACTACGGAAGAAATCAACAAGGCGTTGCAGTCTGCCTTACAGGAAACTTCGACTCAACAGATTCTGGTTTCACTGGCGACCCAGATCCAAACCAAATCCAAAGCCTCTATCACCTTGCCCTTAGCGTGCATATACATCTTACCTCTATCGAAAGAACATATGGACATGGAGATATTGCATCTCTATTCTATCCGAGTGACCCTGACCCATACTCAACGGCCTGTCCAGGCGATAGGCTCCAAGTCCAAATCCCCTCCGTCCGAAACTATGTAACGGAGAACCTCCATGCAGGACTATGAGTTGTTCACAGAATACATCTTACGGGTAACGAAGATGGAAGCCCTTATTAGACGGGAGATCTTGCGTCAGCTTGACTTACAGCAAGCAGGGAAGTTTAAGTATGTCGCCTACGATAGGGGCTGCTCGAACGAAGCAAGGATATCTATGCTCATGGAAGAAGTTGGAGAAGTAGCACGAGGACTGCAACACGCAGACTGGAAGAACTTGAAAGAAGAACTTATTCAAGTAGCAGCGATAGCTACATCCTGGGCTGCAAGGCTAGATGAAAATGGAGTTGAATGAGATCTCCCAAGTAGTACAAGATTGGGACATTGAGAACGAAGGGTACGAGTATCAAGAGCCTCCTGAATCAAGGTGGCTTTTCGATTTGTGCCGTGACACGTTAGAGATGAATGAAGAGAACTATGAAGTAGGACTGCAACCTCTTACCCATAGTGAGTTCTGTTACACCCTTGAAGAAGCAGTAGGAGACTGTCAGTTTCGGGGCAACAAACAGACTCTTGTTCATCTTGAGATGCCCCGCTTCACCTACAAGACCTCAATCACCTGTGAAGGTCTGGTTCTCGGGGCTATCGTTCGTAACCCGAACATAACCACGCTCATTGTCTGTGCTGATCATCGGAATGCGAAGAAGCGTATCATCGGGGCGAAGTACCATCTCACGAAGAACGAAGCCTTTATTGAGGCATACGGAGACGGATGGAAGCCGGACTTTCAAGAGGCCGCATGGTCATCGAACATGATCACCGTAGCGAAGCGGACGAAGGGGGCTCTCCGTGAGGCTACCGTAGAGACAACTTCAGTAGGCATCGACTCGACAGGGGCTCATTTTGATTTGATTATCTGCGATGACATCGTGAACGATAAGAACACGGTAACAGTGGAGCAGCGTGATCAAGTCTTCGGATTCATGAAGAAGCTTCTCATGCAACTCAACCCTGGTGGTACTCTTATCATTCTCGGCACACGCTGGCACATTGATGATGCATATGGGAGAATTATTAAAGAGGATGAAGGTCGAGTAAGAGATGGACTTGAGCCACGGTTTCAGTACTTCATACGCTCTTGTTGGGATGGTCCTCAAGGACTCTTCTTCCCTGAGAAACTTGATCACCAGTTCTTAGAGAATCAGAAGTTCGATCAGGGTGCGCGAGTCTTTGCGGCTAATTATGAAAACAAGCCGGTAGCGGATGAAGATCGAGTCTTTGATATGTCAAGAGTCAATATCATGGACTTCGAGTTGTATAAGATTAACAACCACAATGTAGTACGGTTATCGTATCAAGAACAGTACCCCGTCTCTGTAACGATGGCATGGGACCCCGCTGGTATCAACCCACATCGTAAGAGTGACTATCATGGCATCACTATCGTTGGTACCGACTTCGCCGATAGGTGGTGGGTTCTTGTAGCCTCTCAGTGGAAAGGGAAGCCGACAGAGATCCTTGATCGTGTCTGTTCTCAGATTGCATACTACAGCCCTGATAAGATCATCATTGAGAGTGTAGGAGGCTACGTCCTCTGGGTACCTCTTCTTCAGCGACACCTCCGAGAACTCGGTCTCTCTGTTGCGATAGACGAGGACAACACCGGAGGGCAGAACAAGTCTACTCGCATTCAGATGTTAGAGCCCCGCGCCTCTTCAGGCCGACTTTATCTCCTCCCCCATCAGAAGGCCCTGATTGAGCAGATGACAAACTTCTCCTCGGCGAACGAGCTTGTTCATGAAGATATCCTCGACTCATTAGCGAAGCACGAAGGGCGTACGAGACCGGCGGGCCAAAGGATACCTGAACCTCAAGACATCTTTGAGATAGACGAGGACTACGTGGCCTACGAGAAAGAGATGGCTGGAGAGGACAGGATGAAAAAGGGAGCTGTCCGTGCAGGGTCGTTTGGGATGAAGTGGAAGTTTTGACCGCCTAGTGGTATGATGGTTTCAACCGACCCAAATCTTAACAAAGGACCTCTCATGCCTACAAAGAAGAACCGCGACTACGCTCCGAGGCCCATCGTGACCTCTCTCAACAACGCTATGAACCATGGTGCGAACTACGGTGTAGCTCCGATGGAAGTGACCTCTCTCGCGAAGGCCCTCTCAGTCGAGGGTAAGGGCAAGGGCTCCTACAGCATGGACAAGGGTGGACGGAACGGGAAGGCTAAAGTCGATCTAGGATCAGTCGAGTAATGGCTCGCAAGGCGAAGATGCTCGAAGACGGGGCTAGGAGAACAGGTAGTATCGAACATTCCTTAGGTAGCCGTAAGAAGGCCACAGCCTATGGATCTAAGATCAAGCATGGGACGAATGCTAACAAGGGCGGTCAGTCCGGGTTTTCCAAGGATGCAAAGAAGTAATGCCTAAGCTTGGCCCTGGAGCCTCTAAGAAGGCTGTGAAAGACCGCATGGAAACCGAGATGCACAAGTTTAAGCACGGTTCCATGCACTCAGGATCTAAGAAAGGTCCAAAGGTTAAGAGTCGGAAGCAGGCTATAGCTATCGCCCTATCAGAAGCCGGTAAAGGTAGGAAAAAGTAATGCCTTCAAAGTCAGGGATGAACCCCAAAAAGTTCACGAACCTGTTTGGTGCAACCCAAGGCAAGAAGAAGCACGGCAAGAAGCACAACAAAGAAGCTGAGATGGGTCCTCCGAAGCGCGGTAAAGATCAGAAGATCAAGAAGACTAATAACTTCCCTATGTAATGAGGAGCAGGCATGAATATCAAGAAGCTATACCTTTCTCTTATAACAGCAGGTGTTCTTGCTGCTCTTTCCTCTGCTACGCCTGCCTACGCCCTCTCAAACTATACGTTAAACGGTAACTATGTCATTACAGGAGATCTGTATGTCGATAGTCTCCTCGGTCATGTCGGACAGTGCCTTGAAGTCGGTACAGGTCCTCTTGGAGCCAGTGAGATTGTAGCAACAGGTTCTCCTTGTGGAGGAGGAGGCGGAGGTGGAGTCTCTTCAGTTACTGCCGGACATAGTGGAAACATTACAGTAGCCCCCACAACTGGAGCAGTTATTGTTGATGAGATCAATGACCCTACCTTCGTCGGAGTAGTGACAGCAGCAGGATTCACTACTGCGTCCGATGTTCAAGCATATACAGGTACTTTTACAGGAAATCTTGAAGGAGGTCTTCTTATAGGAGATGCTCTTGTAAATGGTCAATGCGTACAAGCGGGGTTTGGCGGACAGCTTGTTTCTTCAGGAGCAGCTTGTGGAGGAGGTGGCGGAGGAGTATCTTCAGTCACGAACACGGACGGTAATCTCGCCATTGCACCTACTACTGGAGCAGTCGTAGCGAACCTCTCTTCTTCAGTATCTATACTTAATAATCTTACTGTAGGATCTGGAGGGGGTGCGACAGACCTTGAGACCGATACAACGAATACAGGTTCTTTAACCGTTGATGGTGTCCTCAATGGCGCTGGTGGCATTACATTCTTTGGAGCGGGTGCAAGTGTACCCGTTTGTACGAATGGATCTTCCCAACTAACAACGACAGGCTGCTCTGGAGGAGGGGGAGTAACCTCAGTTACTGCTGGACCTTCTGGTAACCTTACGTTCGCTCCTACGACTGGAGCTGTTGTCGGCGACATTACTGAATCTCCTACCTTCACAGGACTCACTTCATTAGGAGCAGGCGGAGGATTCACTAATTTCAATTTACAATTAAACAGTAATTTTGGGTATGTGCAAATAGGAAATGATTATCCCACTGCCGTAAATGGCGTTGTCCAAGATTGTTTAGCTGTAGACCTCCCTGCATATTCACGTAATCTTTTAGGTTTGGATTGTAATGGTGATCTAGGATTAATGGGTTATCTTGCAGCTACTTCAGTTACGGCAAATAATTTAACTGCCGCGGCAGGTACTC